GTGAGAAATGTAGAAGACCTGTGGGAGATTTTCTCCAAGGAGGACTTGGAGAATTTCCGATCAAGATGCGGAGATTTTTGGAAGGCAATAAAGGATAAGTATATTTATTTTCTAGCTCTGGTAGCGATTATTCCAATCGTAATGGTGATTGCATCTGTAGTGATGCACTTTCAGTTTGGCTATAACATTCCATGGGTTAATGTGCTTAATCACCAAACTGCTGCGCACTGGGGCCAGCTTGGGGATTTTGTTGGGGGTATCCTCAATCCGCTTTTAAGTTTTGTTGCATTTATAGCCGTTCTAATAAACTTGGTTCTGCAGCGGCGAGATCTAGCGTTAGCTCGTGAAGAGGCTCGGGAAGCTAACAAAAATCAAAGAATGCAAAGTAGAATATTTGAGAATCAAAATCAAACAATTGAAAGGCAGAATTTTGAGTCTACATTCTTTAGATTGTTAGATATGCATGCGCAGCAAGCGGCTGTTGCAGCAGCTAATCAAACTAATACGAGAAATATCAAAGTCGGGCCTGAGTGTTTTTCTTGGATTAGAGGGCACTATCTAACTGAGGTGACTTATGGTGCTGAGATTTCTGGGTTTTTTCAAAATAACTTAGATCGTTATTCTGATCTTCATTCGCTGGCACTGTCGCGTTATTTTAGGAATCTTCATCAGATTCTAAAATTTGTGGATGGCTATGGTAATGTCAGTAGTTTAAGGGGTGGAAATTTTGTTGGGGTAAGAATTCGGAAAGCAGTTAGGCAGTATGATACTCAGCGTACTTACGCCAATATGCTCCGTGCTCAGCTAAGCAATGATGAACAGTGCTGCATTTTTTTAAATTGCTTGACCGCCAAAGGAGCTGGTCTCAAGTACTATGTAGAAAAGTATTCTTTGCTGAAAGGTATTGAACTTCCTGTTAGTTATAGGGTTGATGAAGTGGATGGGCTTTATCAGAGTATTGCTTATGCAGATAGTGAGCAAATAACTAAGCCTCAGCTTCTTAGTGTTGTAATGCAAAAGTATAAAAATTTAGGTTATAAGTTTGACGAAGAAAATAGTGATGCTTCCTTCGAGCTTTAAATCGGTCAAAGTCATTTTTTGATGGCTAGGATGTGTGTTGTTTCTGTTTGATGGGTGTCTTGTGAGTGTAAACATTAGTATGAATGTGAATAGAGAAGTGCCTAAGCGGTTGGCGCCGACAATTACCACTTTAAGAGAGCTATTTTTAAAGTCGGGGAATTTATGCGCATTTTCTGGATGCAACCATTTGATAATGAATGTTTATGGTGTGTTTGTTGCGGAGATCTGCCATATCGAGGCAGCGGAGCCTGGCGGGGAAAGATTTAACAGCTTAATGACTAATGAGCAGCGCCGAGCGTTTCCTAACTTGATGCTGATGTGTCATGGTCATCATAAGGTGACAGATGATGTCGATAAATTTCCTGTAGAACGTCTGCAGCGTATGAAGTCACGCCATGAAGCGCAGTTTACACATCCTGAAAAACTGATGCTTGACTCAATCAAAGACTGGACGATATATAGTAATGCCACCTTCCCGATAAACTTAGGGGCGTTTTGTCGGGTGTTAAATCACGCTCTTGATGAGCCTGAGAAGGAGGATATTATTATTATTTTTAATAAGTATATTGAGAGATTTCAAACTATTCCTTTAGAGCTTAGGTCGTTTCTTTCAAAAGTTATCGCGCGTATGCAGCGCATGAAAGATACAGAAGTGGTAATAGACTTTGGCTGGTCTGAGCGCGCAATTTATATAAGCGATATTGAGGGTGCATTTCGTCTTTCTGCAGGTGTTATAGAAAATTTTGCGAGACAATTGCAACTATATGGTGTTGCTTCCATTTGTGAGAAAGAAGATTATCTTGGTAGGACTGATTATCTTTTTGCGCTTCACGCTGTAGGCGATTGGCCGTTTTGGTCTGATATAGCTAAGTTTTGTGAAAAAACTGAAACTGCTATTGAAACCTATGCGATAGACATGCGGTTTGACGAACTGGATGACAAGGTTTTACCCAGTTAAGATAGAACTCTCCCAAAATTGGGGTATTGGAAATCCGAGTTTGCGTTGGCCCCATTTTGCCAGAGTGAGCGGGCTCCTTATTTCTAAAGCGGTTTAGGTTATGACAGACGGTTCACTCGATGCTCCGCTCATTTTTCCAGGGACTCTGCCCCTTCTTTGAATTTTTCTTCGAATTGAATCGCTATGTCGAGCGCCGTTTTGTACGTCCAGCGAAACGCCTTGGTCTTACTGCTGGCCAGATCAACTACGGGATAAGCCTTGCCGACAATCTTAACCTGGAAGCGAACGACTCTCTTCGGCATCGCTAGGTTGGCGAGGCCGGCGAACTCTTCACGAGCGGCCCGGGCGCGAATCAATAAGACGTCTGAGGACGTCCCGGCGCTGTTGCATCTGTGGGTGCATTTGCATGGCTGATCTCTCGGTGATGGGTTGCGTTTATTCGTCATCACTCTGCCCGTCTGCTGTTTGCCGTTGGGCGCACCTTAAAATAAGGATCAGGCGCGCCGTACTTTGAAATGCAGCATCGCCCTGATGCTGTGGCAGTAATCCTGAAGCCGCTCATAGGCTTTGTATTTGGCTTGGCCTCGAGTAGCTGCCCAGACCCTGACCAAATCTTCGCGGGCCTCTCGGTTCCAGTCCAGATATCCCAGTCATGCTTGAACGTAACCGTCCGGGCAACACACCTTCCTGACACCGTCGCTTGAGTCGAAGGTGTCCACCTAAATTTAAGTGGACACCATTCTTAGCCTTTTTAAGCGGGCGCCTATATCACAAAAATGCCGTTCTTATTCAAAACCCTTCAAGGCCCGGGTCATCGCCGAATGCGCGCAGCCTGACACCTTGATCGCCAATGTCGCGTTGACCCAGAACCTTAACACCAACCTCGTCCATAAATGGATACGCGTGCATATGCAGAAAAACCTGACACTTCAAACCGCCTTCATCCCGGTCAAGACATCGCCGTCGGTGCCGATGCATCAGGTCCTTGCCGGACGTTGAAGAATGAACATCGATTGGTCCCAGCTCGTAACTAGGTCCATGAAAGAAGAGGCGGCGGCAGAGCAGGTTCTCGCCACTGTTGTTGCCGAGAGTGCTCGCCGCCGCGCCATAGCTGATAAGGCGATACCCACACTTCAGGATGCAGTCGATATCGACGAAGCCACCGAGGAAGAGGTCGCGCTGTTGAAAGCGTGGAAAAAATATCGTGTCGCGCTGAACCGTCAGCCTGAGGAACCCGGCTACCCGGCTGACGTTATTTGGCCAACAGCACCGAACTGATTTGCCGCAACATCTGCAACCCGCCATCGAGCGGGTATTTTTTTGCCTGGAGAAATCGATGCCTGTAAACGATAAAGACCGAGACATCCTCGCTCGTATACTTTGGGGCGAGGCCTGCGGCGAAGGCACTGTCGGCCAGATTGCGGTTGCCTGGACGATCCGCAACCGAGTTCTCGATGGAAAGGAAAAATCGTGGTGGGGCGAGGGCTACGCCGGGGTCTGCCAAAAACCGTGGCAGTTCAGCTGCTGGAACAAGACCGACCCGAGCTACCAGTTCCTGATCGGCGTGAAGCAGATCCCTTTTCGCGATTTGGCGCAATGCCGGATCGCTGCTGATCAAGTGATCGACGGCAACGTGCCTGACCCAACTGGCGGCGCCACGCACTACTACGCCGCAAGCATCAAAGCGCCGGCCTGGGCGGCGAAGGCAAAACAGACGCTCAAGCTAGGCGGCCACGTCTTCTTCAAGGATGTGTCGTGATGGCCGTTCCTTGGAAATCGGTGGGCCTGCTGGCGCTGACTCTTATCGGCGCCGTCAGTGCCTGGCAGTTTCAGGACTGGCGCTACGGCCAGCAACTGGTCGAGCAGGCGCGGATGAATGCCGAAACCCTCAATCAACTGACCCAAGCCGCTGCCACTGCCCAGCAGGCCGAGCAGGATAAGCGGCTGGCGCTGGAGCAGCGCCTGTCGGCCAGCGAGAAAACCCACTTCGAGAAGATGACCAATGCTGAAAAAGACCAGGCTCGTTTGCATGATCGCCTTGCCACTTCTGATTTGCGGCTGTCAGTCCTCCTCGACGCGGATTCAGCCGGTGGATGTTCAGTGTCTGCCGCCCCCGGCGCCGGCGGCGTGGATCACGCAGCCGTACGCGCCCGACTTGACCCAGCGCATGCTCAACGAATTGTCTCCATCACCGACGAAGGCGACAGGGGATTGATTGCGCTGCAGGCTTGTCAGGCTTACATAAAAGAAATAGATCGAAAGTAGTTTTATCTGAGTTAGAAAAATAAATTGTGATCTATATGTAATTTAGAAATGGCAATTGCCTTCATTTTCCATTCTCGGTCGTCGAGATAGCACTTGGCGAATCTTACATTCGTAAGTTCATCGCAGATTTTGTGCAGTAACGCAATATTTTCCTGTGACTTGCCAAATCTAGTGCCAAGATATATTTCTCTAATGGCGGTTTTGGGTATGGTGAAATCTCTGTGAGCCATGCCATTATGGATTACGGTCATTTCGTTTAGTTCAGGGTGTAAGACTCTGACGATTCGAACTTCTTCTTCGTATGCCCAGTGTATGGATTTATGAAGAAACATTTTCTCCAGAACTGATCTGTCACTTTTAGAGTTAAATTCAAATGGTAGTTCTGACCCGTAACTTGATGGTCGTATGGATGTATAAATTACAGATCCTGCTTTTGCAGTAATTATATTTTTTGATTCGCAGTCTAGTTCTGCAATGTCAGTATCAAATCCGATAACAGCACCCTTGTGATTTTCCGCGTAATGAGCCCACATCAGTATGTTGAATTTGTTTCTTGTTAAACAAAGCGCCCCGGATCTATGTCTGTGATGGCGTGATAAAAGTACATTTTCGAGGTTGCTTGTTTCGGGAGTTGATCCGCTTGAGAGCATGCAGTCAAAGGGGTCGTTGAAGAAGCTTGGCACGGTGAATCTAATGGTCAGATTGTCAATTGTTGCCTTTAATCCAAGTTGACTAACGTATTTATATAAAATCATATGATTGTTCACTTTTTCAGAAGGTATTAGGAAGATTGCTTGTCTGAATAAGCTTGTGTTGTAGTAGTGTGGGGGCGTGGATATTTTCCGCAGCAATGAAGGATTCATATGCAATTGTCATTAAGAGCGCCATCAGGAATGCGCCAGCTGTTCCGATTGACCATTGGGATGTCGCCTTGGCGTTTTGGTACTTTTTTTCGCCATCTCTAGCGCGATTCCATTCATGCTTAAGCAGCACTCTTGATATTGAAATTAAAGAATCTATTGCTTTGCGAGTGTCTTCAAAATTTCCGTCTTCGAAGTTTTTATGGGTTAGCGTGATTAGGTTTAGAAATTTTTTGTTTCTTTTGAAATTTTCTTTTTCTTTTTCTTTGTCATTGATTCTAAGTAAGATACTTGTTTTTGCTTTGAGTAGAGTTGTATAAAGCTCGCTATCGTCGAGCTTGCAAAGCAGGCTGCTGGATGTCGGCTTATCGGTTTTTAGGCTTTCTCTAGTTATATGCTCTATCAATGAGTTTATGCACGAAACGTATAGGGATATTTCTTCTCTAAGTCCGTCGATCCAGTTTTGTCTAAACTCAGAGACTTTTGATTCCTTTGTCGAAATGAAACTCGCGTATGCGATTGCTCCCGCAATCAGCGCCGCCGACACGACACCTATGGGTACAAAAATACTTTCCGGGAATGCCATTGCCTCAGCCTCTGATTTAGATACGGCGCCGAAGATTATTCAGGTCACGGCCGGCAGTCTACTGGGCATCCATCGGTTGTGGGTTTTTGTACCGCTTTTTGTACCAAACCTTCGTTTTCGAGGGTGATTTAGGGGGTTGAAAGCCCCCTGAAGCCATTTAAAACCCCCAGACCCAAAACGCCAGCGAATCCGCACATTTCTAGTTTCTCACACCTAGTTTCAGCACAGGATTGGAGCTGGCAATTTCGGCACAAAACCTTTTCCGGCGCAGGTCGGGCAGTCGTCAAGCGCACAAAAGCGATCAAGGCATACAGGGCAAATGCGGAAGGCTGCCGATTCGATGTGAGGCCGCACCTTCGCTAACGCACATAGGTCACGCTCTTCGTGCGCAACTTGCGCCTTGTCCACCAATGCGCGGTAGACATCCGGATCGTCGATTGGCTTTGGTCGGCGCCGCTGATGACTCGTTCAGTTTCGATCAGCCGGTACTGCCGCCCATGCATATCCAGCGTCAGCCCTGAGATTCTGCCGATGTTCCGGGAGAGGCCCAGATTCAAGTGCACTCCTTCTGGGCTGGAGTAAACCTTCCCGTCATACGTGAAAGGGGCACCGCGCGGCTTGTCAGTGGCGAAGTTGAAGATTGATCGGCTAATCGTTCCCAGTAGCTCCCCATTGTCGACCCGCATGACGTCATAGTTCGAGGCGCCTCGATACTGGCTTGGCGAGCTCTGCAATTCCTCGACGGCATGCCAATACGCAGCGTCGGCCGTCTCGTTCATGTCGAACTGTTCACGCTGGTCGATCAGCCCCTCTGCATGCAGCGCCGCCGCCATTTCCCGAAGGGTATCTCGGTGTCCTTCTGGGTTTTGCATGCGGAAGTCCTGATCGTCGACAGTGGCGCGCCATCGCTGGAGTCGCAGGGATTTGGCTTGGTCGAAATTCATGGATCGGGATTCGCTGCACGGGTGCTGTATGCATGTACAGTGACTGAAGCGCGGCTGACGGCGAGGGTGAGGCGACGAGCAGTAGGATTTTGGATTGGTGTTAGGTCGGCAGAACGCCAGGGAGGGGGTAAAAAGAGGTTAGTTATGGAACACGTCCAAAATAGTTATGGAACGCATCCTGATGGGCGAAAATTTTTCAGAATGCCAGAAACGACAAAGCCCTGAATAATCAGGGCTTTGTCGGTACCAAATATGGCGGAGGCGATGGGATTCGAACTCATGGACCTGTTACAGTCGACGGTTTTCAAGACCGATATGCAAAGCCAGTGAAACCGGGGCCTGTAGCCGCTTTTCGTTACGATACGTTTATTTTTTGACACCTCTACAGCCCGCATTCTACAAGGGCCGGATTTTGAGTTTTGTAACGTTTTTTGAGGCTATTTCGATGGCTTGGCAATGGCGCCAATTCGTCGATAAACGCGCTCGGTAATGTCTCCTTTGGTGTGCCCCAAGAGTAGGCTCGCATCGCCGACGTCGAGGATTTCCGACGCCGCTTTCGGCCTGATGTCTCTGAACTGGAAGCCTCCGATTTTCTCAGCCAGCTGAACATCGCCTTTTTGTTCAGCTTCTTTCTTGGCCCTTTCTCTGGCGTCGTCCCATCGATCGCGAAGCATCTTCGCTGTCATCCGCTTGCCGCGTGCGCTCACGATCAAATAGCTGCAAATGTGCTGAGCATTGCGCTCGGCCATTTTCCCGATCAACAGGCCCAGACTGTTTGGCTCATCACCGTCAGTCATCTGAATACGCAGCTTTTTGTGTGTCTTGTTCTGCTGCACACCCAAGTAATTTCCCTCGACATCGTCCTTCCTCATGACCAGGACATCTGCCGGTCTTTGCCCGGTCAGATAAGCCAAGTCCATCGCGTCCTTCAGTTCTTGAGCTGCCTTCATGTAAACAGCCTCCCAAACCACATCATTTGCGTAATAGTCCCTCGGCGTTTCCTTGTTTTTGCGTACGCCCTGGCAGGGATTTTCTTTGGTCGTCAGTCCCCATTCCCGAGCAATGTTGAACACGTGGGAGAGGGTGGCAATCTCGCGATTCGCGCGAACCTTGGCGGTCCGCGCGTCGCGATACCCGGCGATAGTTGCAGGGGTGATTGAGTCGATAGGAGCGCTGTCGAACATCGGCCGAAGTTGCTTGATCTCCGCCAGATTGTCCTTCTGCGTCCGTGCCGCTTTCTTCGATACGATGTCGCGGATATAGCGGTCGAAGATGCCTTTCATAGTGCGCAGATCAAGCGGCTTTTCCTTCGCCTCCAGCTCCGCCCATTTGACCCTGGCCAAATCCAGATCCTTGCCCAGCGGGATCGCCTTACCTGTCATATCCAGATAGTAATAGGCGATCCAAACCTTTCCGCTTTTTCGTGTTCGTGTCCACTTGTACATCCGAGGCGGCAAGCTGCGTGTGTCGGCCTTGCGAGGGCGCATATCAATTCACTCGCGAGTAGTCTGGTGTCCATACCGGTGCTGCCGGCGGCGGGTTGGGACCGGCAATCGTAGGGCTGATCATGCCCAGCTTCATACGGGCATACATGCGGCCCACCAACGGGCGCTTGCCGCGGCTTTCGACGAACACCCACTGGCGATCAATCAGCCAGCGGCGCTGGTAGGCACGGGCCTTGTAGCCGGTGAGTGCGGCCAGTTCCTCGTCGGAGAGGATTTCGGTTTCCATTGGGCATTGCTCCATGCTGCGCGTGGCGGCAGAAGGTGGTTGATATTGGGTGGTTGCGCTTGGGCTACAGTTGATCGATGCGCAACTGATGCGGAGTATTCGGATGTTCAATAAGCATCCTGAGCAAAAGCAAAGCCGGACGGTATTGGGGGCGCTCGGTGCCGCACTCCTGATGCTGGGAATATTTCTGGTCGTCATCGATGCGGTTGGTGGGTTTATTTTCGTCGTCGCGGGAGGCGGCCTTGTCATGCTAGCGTGGGTGGCGAGTGAGCGAACGTTCGAGAGAGTGCTGCGAGTGCTGAACTGGTTATGAGTGACTGATTCCCCGCAGCACGGCCGCATACGGGCAGACTGTTGAGTTCGGTGATGTGTTACGGGTACTGGCGTTTGATGCGATCGGCAATGTCTTCGAGCTTTTCCGCCATGTACCGCATGTCGTTGTTATCGCGGCGGGATGCGACGCCCGATCGCTGCACGTTGCGGCCGTCGATGATCCACGCAGCCAAGACGATGATTGCGGCTTCAAGCCGGCGCCGAAGCCAGCCGGTGTGTGGAACAACTCTCATCGCCACGGCCCCTTGTAGATGAGGTAGGCCATGTAGAGCGGGGTGAAGATCATGGCGTCACCTCGCGGCGTGCCCACTGCACATAGGGGCCATCGTCCGTGTCGAAGATCCCCATCAAGAACCACTCCGGCCCGGGCGATTCGGGATTCCAAGCGGTGCATGCGGCATCTTCATCTGGAAGGTCGTAGGTTTCGTCGCCAGAGTTCCAGCCTTTCAGTTCCAGTCCCTGTTCTTTGACCCAGGCAATATAGGGGGCCGGGTCTTCGCCTTCGCCAAAGCTCGGGATGTTCGGGTGATACCACCAGCCATCCTTGTCGCGCTTCACTTCGACTGGTCCGAAAGGTTTTGGACTGTGGGCAGCACACGGCATCACGTAAAGCACGTCGGAGTAGTGCCCGCCGCCAGAACTGAATTCCATCTTGCAGCCGCACTTGGCCGGCTCGCCGTTGACGAACGTAATCTTTTTATCAGGCATGACTTCGTCCTTGCCGCTATAGCGGCTGACTTTTATGGGGGAGGTTCATTGGTGAGATGGTATGTAGTCCCGCCTCCATCACCGATGGCATAATCAGTGACTAAGAACAGGAGGTCGCGTGGATAGATTCAGATATTTAATATGTTTGTTGCTGGTTTGTGTGGGCGTGGTATTGGGTTTGCTTCTATCTGGCGTGAATATTAATTCTCTCTCTGGTTGGAAAGATATTTGGGAGCTATTGAGTTTTATGGCCACGGTGGCCACTGCTTGCTTCGCAATATGGACCCTTGGAGCTTGGAGAGCCCAGTTTGGATTTGAGAAAAGATTTGTCACGCTAAAAGAGTTAGGCGACTCGTTTGAAGACTTACGAGTTATCTTCACCCATATAACGCACATCAAAGCCTACTGGCTTAAGAAGGCCGAGGGCATTGAAGACTCCCAGTTATCAGCTGAACTGGAGGATCTTGAGCGATCCGGACTGATGTGGGATGCCTCGATAAACAGGTATGCGAAGAATTGGCGCAGCAGTTTATTTTTTATTACTGAAGATCAATTAAAACGCTTTCCCGTAAATCCTTATGAGCTTCGATCTAAAGTGAAAAAAGATCTCAACGCAATATGCAATGATATTAATGGTCGGACAGGGGAGGCAATAAAGGTATTTATCAGTTTTAAATTGGGTCAGGTCAACAATGAGATTGTAGAGATTATTCGGGAATCTGACGTACAGCTTTACAAAATCATTAAGCAAGCACTAGCCCGTTGAAGGTTATGACTAGGCGACCTTCGCTTGTCGAACTGAATGTATCCATGGGTTATTCGCCATCGCTCGTGCAGCCATCGGCAACGGGCTTACGCTGTTGCCGCACATGTGTACCTGTTGGGTCTTGGTGAATGGCTTGCCGTCGGCGCCGTGGCTATTGACGCCTTTTGCGGGGAAGACTAGGGCGCACAGATCAGTCGAAAGGCGTAAATGCGCCCACTGCTAGTAATCCTATATGAAGGTCGCCGGTGTTAGCACAGCTGCAAGATTTACTACCAATGCGGGGAGAGGCATACTGCTATCATGCTTCAGCCTAAAGCGATATTGATCTTTTTTTGACTAGATTGCGAGTTTAGCGTAATGGAAAAATTCGAAACAGGATTCGCACTTCGTTCCAGAGTGTTATTTATTGATTCTAGTGTATATCATTCTAATAATTATCAGTTTTTTACGAAGGATTTGGAGAGTCTCACTCGGCTTTTAAATTCTGATCAAGTGACTCTTCTATTTACAAGTGTAACGGTTTCAGAGATTAAGAGGCATTTGAAGGCTCAGTCAAAAGAGGCGGCAAGCGCTGCACAATCATTTCAACAAAAGGGTAAGATTTTACGGAATCTACCGTTGTTCTCAAAATCAATTATGTTTGATAGGGTCTTGTCGAAAGATATTGAGGATGAGCTTCTTGTTGGATTTGATGCTTTTACTTCGTCTAAGAATGTTGAGGTGATTTCGGTAAATCTTGCCTCAGCTGAAAAAGTTTTTGATAGCTACTTCTCAATGCTTCCTCCGTTTTCTGAAAAGAAGCCAGACGAGTTCAGGGACGCTTTTGTTCTGGAGACATTGAAAGCGTATGCAGTTGAAAATGATGTGCGAGTACATGTAATAAGCTCTGATAATGATATGCGCGACTATTGTGATGGTGATCCTTGGCTGTTTTGGTCAAGCAATCTTGGAGAAGTTGTCAATACGCTCGCTCACTCGGTGCGTGAAGAGCCTCTTGTATTTGCAGACAAGGCTTACAATCATGTGAAAGCATTGTTTGCACAAATTGTTAACGATTATTTGGAAATGCAGGATTTTGGAATGGTCCTGGGTCCAGAGGAAAAAATTTACGACTTCAAGTTTGTTGTGGAAAACATGCGCGCTACTAATGAGCGTGTGTTTTCAGCGAGTACAAAAAATTCTTTCCATGGCGTAAATTTCGAGTTTGATGTTGTCGTTAAATACTGTAAATCGGGAGAGTATTTAGGTTTTCTTTCTGATCGCGATGTGAATCCGACATATCAAAAGGAAGAATATAGTCAGCGCTATAGTAAAAGGCTCGAGACTGAGGTTGCACTTTCATTTTTTGAAGGTGATCTTGATAGTGTCAGTTTAGATGATTGGGAATTTGATCTGGTCGATGGAGATCTTTTGGAATACCCGTACCTGGAAAGTGTGACTAAGCCAAAAATGTTTCCGACCTATGAAAATTAATAAGTTTGATTTTGGCAGTCTTGTGCCTAGGTGTCTATTTCTCGTTTGATGCGTAAACCGAGCCATCTAACAATCGTTAGCGCCTTACTATTGCCAATTGCCTTGTAGCGCGGGCCGTCCGGGCATTCGCTCGCCGGCTTGCCCCTCCAAGGGATCCGCGTGTAATTGTCAGGTAGGCCTTGGCAGCGCTCCCACTCAATCACGCTGGTTCTTCGTACTCCAGCGGACTCCAATACATATGCCTCTCTGTCATCGAGAGAGCCACCCCCTTGTGCCGTGAGAGTAGGATGAACTGCGAGCTTCTCTGGCCATCCCGGCGGCCGATCCCTGCGAGGGCCTTCGCGCTCAAAAAGTACCTCGGTGGGATCGAATCCGTCTCGAGCACTTGCGACAAGGAACACACGGCGGCGTCGTTGGGCCAAGCCGAAATATTGGGCGTCCAGGACCCGCCACGCGATTGTTCTTTTGGGTCCATACACACAACCAGCGTCCGGCCATTTCTTCCCTGAAGGCTGCAGTTCGCAGTCTTCCCCAGCAAGCGCGCCAAGAAAGCATCCGAAGGCGTTCCCTTTGTCACTGAGGACGCCGGGGACGTTTTCCCAGACGATGACGCAGGGCGGCTTTCGCTGGCCTGCTCGAACATAGTCAACTGCATCTGCGAGCTCCACGTATTTGATGGTGAGGGCGCCGCGCGGGTCGGTGAGGCCTTCGCGCATGCCCGCCACGCTGAACGCCTGACACGGTGTCCCGCCGACTAGTATGTCCGGCGCGGCGATCTCGCCGGCCAGCACCTGGGCGCCGAGTTTGGTCATGTCGCCGAGGTTCGGAGTGTTCGGGTAGTGGTGAGCCAGCACTGCGCTGGGAAACGCTTCGATCTCGGCGAACCAAGTGGCGCGCATGCCGAGCGGCTTCCAAGCAAGCGTTGCCGCCTCGATGCCGGAGCAGACGCTTCCGTAGGTTATGGGCATAATGGCTCCTGGCCGGTACGGTTCATAAACCTCCTATGGAAGTTATTTGAGAGTCGGTACGACAGACTAATAACGCGAGACATACCTTCGACGGCTACACAGCTTTAGAATGTGAACTTCGTGGGTAAGTTGCGTGGTGTTAGTGAAGAATAAACATGGCGTAGTTTTGATTGTATTTAAGGGTTTTTATGTCGGAAGATTCAAGTGTTAATGAGCTTAAGGAAAGGGCTGATGTATATTTTCGAGATGAGGAAATGCAGCGTGGCTTGTCTAATGTGGTGCAAAAACTGATTTCGGATTATAGCGGCGATAACGGTTTTTTGGTTGCGGGTGATAATGTATTGCGCTTTCTTGTTATTACCTTGGGTAGTATGAGGAATAACGCAAAGATGTTCGATGGGGCATGTGCCTTTAATATTGAAATAATTGGTAGTGAATTTAGAGATTTAGTTGCCACAATTGATTTGTCAAAGGACTCTCAGGTCGAGCTGTTAGCGGCTCTTGCATATAGATTTGTTACGGAATTTCAAGTGGTATTTCCCGGGGAGGTTTCTGCAGAACTTGCTATAAGTGCTAGTGATGTGCGCTCCGCGACCTTTAACTCTAATGCGAGTAGTCATATAGATTATGCACAGCACTCCATGCTGATTGCTGTTCTTAGAAAATACCTTCATCACGACAGAATAGTTTCAATAAAGAATTTGCCGACATTGCTGGACCGCGCTGAACGAGTCAGAACTGATAGCGAGGAAAGCCTAGATAAAAGAGTAGGAAAGGTCAAACATCTTGAGGAGGCTCTAGATAAGATCAAAATTCGATCCGACTTTGTCGAGCTGGCTGAAGGGTTCGCCTCGATGCGATTTAAGAAGGAAATAGAAAAACATTTCAATTTTTTTAGTTTGATTTTATTAGCTGTGCTATTGGTTTCTCCTGCTGCGCTGAAGGTCTATTTTTATTACTCAAAGATAGATATACCGCAGATTGATATTTATACCGCAGTTTCTATCGGTGCTCTGGAGTTGATATTTGTTTATTTCTTTAGGGTGGCTCTGCATAACTTTAGAGCCGTGAAGGCTCAAATACTTCAGCTAGATCTTAGGGTTGCTCTTCTGCAGTTTATTCAAAGTTATGCGAAGTTTGCAAAGGGCGAGAGGGCTTCCGGTGAGGCAACTTTCGATAAGTTTGAGCAGCTTATATTTAGTGGTTTGGTCAGTGGGGAAAAAGACTTGCCGTCAACTTTTGATGGGTTGGATGGGGTCGCAAAAATTATTGATAAGCTGAGGCCGCCAAAATAATATCGTGCTGGTTTGGTAGCGATCCTCGAAAGATTTTCGCTACTAATGATTTCGTCTGAGACGTTAGCTCCGCTTAGGATATAACAATGGATGTTTGTAAGCAGTTGCTGTTGGCGAAGGTGACGACCAAATTGCTCAGGTCATCGTTGTTGTCCAGCACCTGACGCAGCATGAAGGGCGCTGGTCCGGCCGTCTGAAAAACTCACGACGGTCGTCCCTGATATTTTATAAGGCGACATGGGATCCTCGCCGGTTGGCGTGATTCGTTGAAGTGGGGTATTTATCTGAAATCGCACACTGGCAGGAGGCCGACATGAGGTTGCAGAGCGATGTAGATGCGCTAGCGGCTATCGAAGAGGACGCTAAAGCGATGCTAAAACGGATAGGGCTGCCGGACGACGCAGTGAAGCTTGAGGTGGTCGTGTTCCTTCGCGAGGTGATCGACCTGGCCAGCTACAAGGAGTCGGCGCATCGAGTAGTTGAGTCGCCGAGCTTTGTCTGAGCTGGCGTATTGCCGATCATTGCGGTATTTGTGTTCGGCCCGGCATGGAACCGGTTCTAGGAGGCGTTATGGGCTGTGTTTTTTATGTGAACTTGGCTTCGCTTTTCTTTGGGTTACTGTCGGCGATATTTTGGGTTGTCTCGGCGATCGTAAAAGCACCTCCACCGCCTGGATATGAAGGGGTAAAGAATGCTGATACCTGGAAGGCTACTATCGTTGATGGGGGAGAGCTGTACGGTACGTTGAGGCTGCAATCCAAGTGGAATAGCAGAGCTGCATTTGCTGCGGCGGCAACCGTACTGCTTCAGATTGTAGCCAACATGCTGAGCATCTGAACGCCCTCAGGCGCGCCGGACTTTGAAGTGGAGCATCGCCCTGATGCTGTGGCAGTAATCCTGAAGCCGCTCGTAGGCCTTATATTTGGCCTGACTTCGAGTTGCTGCCCACACCTTGACCAGATCTTCGCGGGCTTCTCGGTTCCAGTCTAGATCGTCCCAGTCATGCTTGAAAGGCAGGACCAGCCATTCTTTCACGGCAGCGTCTCGGCCATTTCGCCGTACTGCATTTCGTGGGTGGGATGGTGGTTTCTGATCCGCTTCTTCGGATCTTCGTTCAGCACCACGCCGATGTAATGACCGCGATCTGCCAGGATGACACCGGGCTTTCCGTAGGCGATGACGCGGCGGCCAATCTCGGCGGGCATCTGATAGTGCTGCCGAACGTATTCGCAGTTGTGGCTCATGGATTTCTCCAGTCAGGCGCCGCCCTCCATAACTGGTGGCGACAGTTTAATGATATATTTCGCGATATTACCGTGGCGGGAGTGTAGTTATGCGTTACAAGGAAATAGTTGGGAAATTCACATCGTCGCTCAATGCCTATTTGGCTTGGTATATCGTATTGTTGTTTATATTTGCGCTGCTGTACTTTATCAATGAGAGCGGATTTAAAGGGCTTGCAGGTTTCAGTGACGCCGTCTACTTCAGCGTTGTCACTGCAACCACGCTTGGTTTTGGGGATATTTCCCCATCTTACTGGCTTACTAAACTTTTGGTCAGTGCTCAGGTTTTAAGCAGCGTTTTGCTCGTGGGACTTTTTTTGAACTCGCTTTCCTTTGCTCAATCCGAACGCATCAGGAGCAATGAGAATAGGCTGGACCAAGAGCGAAAGGAGGGCATGCGTGATGGATTGGATCGACACATTTCACTCTTAGTGGAGGCACTAAAGACTTCCAATTACTTAATCTGGGACAAGCATGCAATTCATTGTGTCCCGCTGATTAACTATAAAGATTATATGCTCCAGTTAAGGGCTAATCTAAAGGAGGAAGGCTATATAATTGACCAGCTTAGAATAAAGATTTTACTTGAGTGCTCTGATCAAATGTATGATTCTTTTGTCGCCCTACTGCCGGTCGCCGCAGACATCTCTCCCGGTTATTTAATGCGATGGAGCTCAATTGTTAGTAACGTTAGAAATTTGAGAAATCAGTACAGGGATTCGATAAGAATAGAACCTTTCAATGGTGAATGGCCTGCCACTAGCTCTATCTCATTGCAGCTTGATGAGATTCTGAACAGTGCGTTGTTCCTAGCTGAGCCGTTGGACGGTAGCGCTCCCGCCTAATTTTACATTCTGAGCTTTAAGGTTTTTCTACACCCGTTTTGGCGAAACGCTCAAGCTGCCGCGACCACTTCTCCTTAATCACCAACTCCGGTCGCGACATGCTAATGAATCGTTCCGACTCTTCTGCCGGCGCTGCGGCCAGATTGATGATGAAGCTGGAGACCGTCTCCTGCCATTCCTCGAAGCGGTGGCGCTCGCCGAGGATCTGAAGCGCATCATCAAGCGCTTTCGAAACAATCAGCGAGCGCTTCTCGGCGCCGATCCGCTCGAGCAACGCCTTCTCCTTGGCGCGCTTGTCCTTCTGCAATTGTGCGTTGCTCTTGGGCATGGCCTACCTCTTCAATTCCGCTGGCCGGCAAGTCCAGCCAGGTCTGTCGGCGGCGTGTCGTCGCCCGGTTACTGATGCGTTTCATGAGTTGAACTTGAATCCGTTCTCGCTGGCGATCAGCGCAACCCGCTTGACGTGCATGTGCAGTGTCTTGGCCGTCTCGCTGATGGTCTTGCCAGCTTCGGCCAGTTCGCGCACCTTCGGGGCGATCTTGTTGCGCTCGACGCGCAGACGGTCGTGGTGCGGTGTGGATGCCAGCTTTGGATCGCCAGTGACGCCACTGGGGATTTGCTGAGCTTTACCGCCGGAACTGAAGAACTGATCAAGTTGCTGGTTCAGGTTGTCGAGCAACTGGTCTCGTGGGTTTGGCATTGGTGCACCTATCAATGCACACCTTCCGCCAGGCGATTGGCCTGCTTTTCGAATGCGAGCGCCATGTTCAGCGCGACCTGATAATTGAAGCGAAAGGCCTTTGTCTTGCCGGTGACCAGGTCAACGATGTGGTAGGCATTGCCGACCGTCCTCACCTGAAAGCGCACTTTCTTATCCGGCGCCGCCAGACCTGCGAGTCGGGCAAACTCTCCACGGGCTGCGTGGGAGCGAACAAACAAGGCGTTGAGAACTTCCCGGCGCTGTTGCATCAGTGGTTGCGGTTGCATGGCTGATATCTCGGTGGTGGGGTTGCGTGTATTCGTCAGCACTCGGCGCCGCCTGCTGGTTGCCGTTGGGCGCAGGGGAGAGTGCTGACGGATAAAGGCGGGCGAAGAAAAGGCCCAACTGGACGGGAGGGCCTTTTGGTGTTTCCGATGCAGTGATCTCAGGTGGCGAGATTTTTGGCGGGATCGTTCAGCGCCAGAACGCGGCGACCCCGGCGGTACATCGCCATCGCTTGCGGTGTGCGCGTTGCGGATCGGTTGGAAGCGCGATAGAGCAGGGCGGTTCTGGCCGCACATGCGAAAGAGCTGCGCCGATCAGGATGATCAGGAGCATTTGGATCTCCGGTTTAGTGCAGGTGTCCAGCGTCTGCTGAGTTGGCGTCCGCATCCCGATGCACCCAATCTCCAAGGTGGAGCAGTGATGCTCGTCGCTATGCCGTTGGAACTGGTCTCTCTGCGCGGCGCACCATTCGGACCTGAGTTGTGCCGCGCTCCGGAACGCGGCGATCTCGTCGCATCGTGTCGTCATTGACCATTGAGTGCATGGCGATTTACGAGGCCGCGACCGAGATAGCTCTTACATGCACCGCTAACGATTTCCGATTCCATTGTTCTGACTCCCGGTTGTTTTCCCAATACGCCCGGTTAGCCAGGCGTATCAGTGAAAGTTTCCGTGTCCCTTCGGCGCTACTGGCGCGGTACGGGCTCGCTCAAATTGTTCGTCCGACCGCGACTTTGTCCGTCAGATAACTCGATTTGGCGCTTTACGCTGCACGCCCGGGTCAGTTGCCAACCCTCTGAACCGTTGAGGCCGATTCATCGCTGCCTTCGAATCTGGGCCGGTGGTGATCCGGCAAGGTGAAGCGGTGGATCTAAAGAACTGGACGGCTCCTGCTGCGAGCCGGTATTGCGTTGGCTTGGGAGGCAATTTAGCTTGACGCTAAATTTTGGTCAATAGCTCATAGCTAAAAAATAGCGTGATGATGAAGGGCGGGTAGTGAGATGAGGTGTCGGTGCAGTGGGGGATGAGGTCGGATAGCGACGCTACGCGCGCGGAAGATGTATCAGGGTGATATAAACTGCGGGGAGGGATCAGAAATCAAAGAGGAAAGTGAGGATGGTGGAGCATCAGGTAGATATACATCTGAGAAATGTGGGACGCGAAGTCGAGCATGATCGTTGGGAGGATATTGACGCGAAAGATGTTTTGTTATGGAAGTTCGTGAATGAATCTCTGGAAGCTGGCACCTATTCGCACAATGAAATAGTTGTCACTGTTAAGTGTGATTTTTCAGCGATGCTAGAGAGATGCGAATGGCATAAAGAAATTAATTATGCGTACAGGAACTCTGACGAAGTGAAGACTAGGGCTTTGTGGGGGGACGGATCTAGTACTTACGGAGTCGATTTTAAAGCCACAGTCATTTTGGTAGGGGAAGAGGCGCTTAGCAAGCACTCGTGGTATCCAGTTTTTTTTGTGGAGAAGTATTTGTATGATGTTTTTTTTATTATGAATATGTCGCTGCCAGGCTCGTGTAATTTTTATGGTTTAAGGTGTGGCGAAAATAATCTGCAAGGGGAGGCAGGTAGCACGCACCTTACTGGGTTTCACTTTGAACAGGGCCATTATGATCGCCTGAACGGCAGTAAGCTTGCTCCTATGGAGCTGCCGATAGATACAGTCTCGTCTTGGTATCGTCGCCTCGGGCTTGGGGTCAAACAAAAATCAGAGACTGGCGTGGAAAAGGCGATATTCTCACTACTGCATCTATGCAAGAAAAACGTGGATGTCAGTTCGGTGGTGTGGATATTCCATGCATTAGAAGCAATATATGGAACCAGGGTTGGTGAGGGGTTCACAAATATAGTCGAGCGGGTTGCGATGCTTTTGGAGCTTGATCTGAAGGAGAAAAAACGTTTGAAAAGAAACTTGCGAGAACTTTATGACTTCCGCAGTTCATTCGTGCATGGCGGCTATAAGGTGCATCACCCGATGAGTATGGAGGTGATAGATTCAAGGCTCAATGACGACTACTCAAAAATGCACGAAATTGTTCAGTCTGGATTTAATATTGTTGTGCTGTCTTTGCAGGTGCTTATAAGGAATGACTGGTTTGGAATAAAAGTGGATGAATCCCTTTCCGGCTTGCAAGCTAGAAGTTGGGCGGATGTTTAATATTCGATAGGACGCAGTTGGGCTGGAAACGCTGTCATCGCGCGTACATTCCCCACCAGAAGACATGCCCCAGAATCACGATCTGCTCATCTTGGACTTGTTGAAAGGTGTAGTCTTCGTCTGGATGCTCTTCCCTGTTGAAACTACGAAGTCGAATTCCAGTTGGTAGTCTGTAAAGCTGCTTCACTCTAAGCTGGCCGTTGTGATTAAGGGCGTATAGGTCGCCGTCCGTTACATCCGCGATAGATGAAATTCCTGTGTTGACTCCAACAGTTGCACCATCTCTCAATATGGGGAGCATGCTGTTTCCGCGAACAGTCACGCACTTGGCATTTGAGAACTGAACCCCATTCTCGCGGAGGTTTTTTTTCCCAAACCGAAGAAAGGACGTTGTGCTCTCCTCAATGCAAAATCGTCCGGAACCCGCTGCGAATTCTATCTCGCGCAAAAAGGGGACTGACACTTCGTCCTCTTCCACAGGCGTCGACTCATCCCAAATTCTGATGTCGTTAAGCGCCCTGTGGTAAGGCGCGGGGCTGAGGAGAGCTTGTGAAGTGGAATCGTGAACATTATCTAGAAAGCCCTTCGGCAACCCCTCTGCCAACTCAATACGACGCGCGAGCTCATCCCCAAGGTTTCTCACAGGGTTCTTAGAGAGAATCTGGCTCAAGACCGACGATGAGGTCCCCCACTTCTCTGCACATTCTTTTCGCTTTCTGTCGCCCGCTAGGGCTTCCAGGTTGCGCTTTCTGATCGCGTATATGTCCATGCGCTGATGATTGCAGCTCTTAGCTAAATGATAAATATTCTTGGAGCTAAACTCTTGCTTGCTAACAAATTTAGCTTGGAGATAAACTGCGTCCGAAAAAGGAGACTACCTGTGATCACTCAAATGCAAGTGTGGCTCAAAAAGGCGACCGCACTCGAGCGCGATCGAGTTGCGACAGCGGCGGGCACGAGCGTCGGCTACCTCTACCAAATCGGAGGTGGTCATCGGAAGCCGTCTCTTGAGCTTTCGAAAAAGCTACAGGCCGCAGCAGGTGGAGAACTGACCATGTCCGGCTTACGACCTGATCTTTATGAGCTTCTCACCGAATCCAAATCCCCAGTAGCGGCATGACAATCAACGCAACGCTGGCCCCTTGTACCCAGATTAGAAGAGAGCAATCCCCATGGAAACGTCCAGTCCAAGACATAGCGCTCAAACTCGCGACCAGGTGCTGGTAGCGCATGCAGCAAATCAGATCGCCCGCACCAGTCTCAGTCAGGACGATTTCGCGCAATCCCTCGCCCGAGAGATCTATGTGCGTGTCCCGGCGGACAAGATCAAAGAAGCAAAGATTCCGGACTTTTATGAGTTAGTGCGCCTCAACGATGTCGGTGAATTCGTGAAGGCGACTGGCCGCTGGCTAAAGCGTATTCAGCGCTGGTTGTCTGGCGATCAGGAGATTCCGTCTTGGTTGGAGGAGTCATGGGTAAATGCTTTGAAGCCTGAGTTCCGCGACCACTGCATCAACGAACTCGCTGGGCGCCACGGCTTGATCGGGGCTCGCCAGATGCGCAGTGACCAATGCGCCAACAAAAGCTTCGGTGCGCTGATCCGCGCCCTGGGCGATGTGATCGACACCGGCAGTGAGGTCTTTGACGACCAAGTGATGTGCGAAGAGGACCTTCCGCATCTGCCAGCGTTCGCCGAGCAATGCCGTCAGGTAGAAGCGCGCGCAGGGGAGTTGGGTCGGAAGGCAGAAGCCCTGCTCGCGAAACACCGACTGAATTTGAAGATCGCCTGAACAGCGGGCACAAAAAAGCCGACGGAGAAGGTCGGCTGATTCGCAAAACTAGAGACGCCCGATTATGCAGAGCCAGCCAAATTCTAGCAATACCCAGAACAATGTCGCGACACGTTTTCAGAGTTCGCAAAGCGTGTCGCAACACACGTCATCTCGTTTTGCCGAATTGAATATCGGAGCCTCGCTGTGAGCGTTCAAGCAATGTCATGGGCGCTGTCTTTGCCCACGCAAGTTCTCAAGGATGCCAGCGCACGGCACGTTCTGCTGTGCCTGGCCAACTATGCCGGATCGAACGGTACTGGCGCGTTTCCGTCAGCTTCCACCCTGGCTCAGGACACCGGTCTATCCGAGCGTACCGTGCGTTACAAGTTAGATGACCTGGAGAAGTCGGGACTGATCAAGCAGGGCAATCAGGCGATTGCTGCTGTTCACATTGATCGCCATGACCGACGCCCAGTCGTTTACGACCTCCAATTATTGCGAGGTGCAAATGCTGCACCCCGTTCCGAGCGGGGTGCAAATGACGGCACGGGGTGCAATCCACAACAGAACGGGGTGCAAGCTACGACAGAACGGGGTGCAGCGGCTGCACCCAATACGTCAATTAACCATCAGGTAACCGAACAGCAGCTGCAGCGCGAGTTTCCTGGCGTGGTCGATGATCAGGATCGACAAGCTCTTGATGCTCTCGAAGATCCTCGCCAGCGCTTTTCGATGTTTGCCGACTGGGAGTTCAGCGCTAAACAGTTGGAAGACCAGCTTCGCCTGATGTGCTTGCCGATCTCGTCGGCTACCGATGAGTTGATTAACTCGTTCAAAGGTTTCTTCATCGCCAAACCCGATACCCGTGACAACGCCGCCGGCTGGTGCCACCGCCTTGCCAAGTGGATCAAGCGTGATCGCGCTGTGAAGTCCGGCGACATTGAGGAAGAGATGGATGCGACCGGTGACTGGACTGCCAAGGGAGTTCGGGTATGAAATCTGCACGCCATCTTATTGCCGAACGGCGAACCGACCCTACCTACAAGCCGACGTCCGACCCAGTAGTGGCCGAGGTTGATCCATCGACCAAAGCTGTCATCGACGATTTGTTCCTGCGTCTTCGTGGTGCCTGTGGCGCATGGCGCCAGTCTTGGCCTACTGAGGCCGTGATGAACGCCTCGAAGCTTGAATGGCTCGGCGAGTTCATGCGCTCCGGGATCAACCGGATGGAGCAAATCGACCACGGCATGCGCGTCCTGAGTGCGAGTAAGTCGGCATTTGTTCCGGCGCCTGGCGTTTTCGTTAGCTGGTGCTTTGCCCCTGAAGGGCTGGGATTGCCGAGCGTCGAAAAGGCGTACGCCCAGGGTCTTCGCAACTGCCATCCCGCTATGCGTGATTCGGCCAAGTGGATGCACGCTGCGGTCTACCACGCTACTGCGGCCGCTGGTTTTCATGGCCTGCCATTGCTCTCGCGTGAACTTGGTTTGGCGAGCTTCGAGCGTCACTACTTGGCCCAGTGCAGGAAGATCTGGAAGGGTGAACCCCTAGGCTCTATCCCTATTGCTGAACTTGCTGCGCCTAAGCCTGATCGCAACCCCGAAGTGGGTAACACCGCTTTGGCCAACTTGCGCGCGATGCGTGCGGGGAGAGCAGGATGTGTGTGACCGTCGCCTTGCTGTACCCGAAATCGATACCTATCGCTTTGCAGTGTTCTGCTGCTCGTTCAAGGTCGATTTGAGTTCGCCACCTGATCACGCGCTGGCGCTGTTTGCCGACGAGGCCATGGCCAAGCGTTATGGCTCGTGGATGTGGCCGGGGACCTATGAAGTCGTTGACGTCGTGACGGGGAAACCTGCATGCGAGTGAGCTCGAAGAAGCTTCGCGCCTCGGCCAATGGCCAAGAGTGCACCGTCCGGATGCCAGGCATCTGCAATCACAATCCAGAAACCACCGTCCTCGCGCATCTGCCTTGCGGGCAGAAGGGTATGGGCATGAAAGGCTTTGACACCGTGGCGGTGTACGCGTGCAGCGCTTGCCACGACGTGATCGACGGCCGCGCCGCCGGCGAGATCGACTGGCAGGACGTGCCGCGCGCCATCGCCGAAACCCACGAAGCCCTGATCATGGCTGGAATTCTCACCGTGAAGGGGGCCGCATGAGTACCGCCGCGGTGAAGATCACCGAAGCTGAGATCAAACGCCAAGTGGCCGGCACCGTACAGGACGTACGCGACATTGAGAATAAGGGCCTGTACCTGCGTTTCAACAAGGCTCGAACCGGTGGTTCGTGGTACCTGGTGTTGAAGGGCAAGTGGAATCCCATCGGCACCTTCCCCGAGCTGACTCACAAACAGGTTGTAGCGGCGCTGCCGTCGCTTCGGCTGCGTCTGGCCGCCGGGGAGGGCGCGAGCCTGTCGAAGTGGAACGCTGTTGGCGAACTGCTGGACTGGTTCGCTGATCGCATGTCGCGCGATCGCAATCTGTCGACCAAGCGCAAAAACACCGGCGCCTCGATCATCAAGTGCCACCTGAAGCCGCGTCTCGGTGAGCTGCCCCTGATCGGCGTCGACAAGCCCGCACTCGACACCCTGTTGATGTGGCCGCTGCAGGAGACGGTTTCCATCGACTACGTGCGTTCCGCGTTCCAGCTGTTGGCCTTGGCATTCCGGCAGGCGGCCAAGCTGGGGATGATCACGCCCAACCCGATGGCTGCTATCCGGTTCAACGATTTCTCCAAGGCGAAGGTCGGCATCAAGCCGTCTCGGCTTCGCGGTGTTCAGTTGGAAGGTCTCCTCGGGCAACTGGCCGACGTCATGGCCACCGCGCCGCTGGATTCGATGCTTGCGCTGATGATGCTCTGCCACGGCACGCGGATCGGTGAAACCCGTATGGCGCGCTGGTCGCATATCAGCCTGGCCGAGCGGGAATGGTTCATCCCGGCCGAGAACACGAAAACCGGTGTCGAGCATCAACTTCCCCTGACGGAGCAAGTGTGCACGCTGCTGACCCGGTACCGCGAAGGTCAATACGCCCGAGGCTATGAGGGCCAGTGTCTGTTCCCGGCGCGCAACGGCAAGTCACTGGGCGAGGCTCAGGGCTGCGCCGTGTTTCGTCGGTTGGGGCAGGGCGAGTGGACCAGTCACGACCTGCGCAAGTTGGCCCGCACTGGCTGGGCAGATCTCGGCATCGACCACCTGATTGGCGAGCTGCTGATCAACCACGCGATGGGCCACAACGTGAAGGTTTATATCCAGTCGGACGTGATGAGCCGCAAGCGTGATGCCCTCGAACAGTGGCACGCACATCTAGATCAGAAAGGCTTTGCAGCGATTCATGGATTGACCGGCTTTAGATTTGAAGATTCCGGTAATTCGCTGCAAGCCACAGACGATAAGGCCTGCAAGGCCATTGAAGAAACAATCATAGGCGAGGTTTCAAAACATGCAAAAAGGACGAGTGCCTGGCTTTAAGCGAGAACGGATCGAGCTGGAGCCTTGCTCGATCTGCGCGGGGAACGCGGTGGTGAAAGGGCTGTTTCATGAGCTGGTTTGCACTGATTGCAACGGCTCAGGTTGGGTTGTTTGGGGGAGCAAGTTGGTCCTTTCTTCCGACGAGTTGGTCACTCAATTGAGTTTCAAATTGCAGCACGCTCAACGTGAAATTGCAGCGCTGAAAGGTTCGCCGCTGATGAGCGAAACACAAAGCCAATACGAACGATCGAACCGCCTGGGGGCGGGCGGCACAAATTACACAGGGGATTGAAGGAATGATGATTCGTAAGCCGGCTGGCCGACCATTGGGAGACACCGAATACTTACTGGAGCAGTGGGGCTGGTGGAGGATGGATGGGATGGGGGTGCCAGGCTATACGTCCCCAACATTAGCTCTGATGCGTCAGGCGATTGCGCAGGTATCCGAAGCCAAAAATTATTGCATTACTGACGATTGGGCTGTAGCTATTGATCATGCCGTTGCGAGACTCGCGCACCGTGATCAGCAGATGGGAGATGTAGTTTGGCTCTATTTTGGTGCTAAGTGGCCGATGGTCAGAGTCGGTAGGCACTACGGCATAAGTGAGGGTAAGGCGCGTGAACTGGTTAGGGCTGGATCAGCTTGGATCGATTGCGCGATAAGCCATGTCGACTTGGTCGCGTAGTGTAAATTGCGTTCTTAAAATACGCCATTGCTGAAAGCCAATGCTTACCTTCAACCAATGACGATCTATCCACGATTTTAATGTACATTTCGTGGATCGTTTTCATCGCGTTGAGGGGAGCAGCATGAGTAAGGCAATGGAGTCGCTTGCGGCATTTGAAAAAGGCTTTCGAGAAATTCAGGGTGAGTTTAGAAAGTATTATCCCCTAAGCATATTGGATGCGTCGCTTGGTTATCTTTACGCCCCTTCAAAAAACAAACAAGACAAAGCTGCTCGACAACCTTGGCTAGTGTTGCTTCTAATAAAGTGGGTTTACTCGGATGAGCTTGCTAATAGTTTTTTACCGCGACCTCCCATTAGTAGTGCGCAGTACCTAGCGCTGCTGCAAAAAGTCTTGGAACTAACTGATAGTGATAAGATGCCTGATGAATACGAAGAGTTGCGACTCTTTATGAGGGCTCTTGCATATCAGCAGTTTTTTTATCAAGCAGAAGGTAAGCTTGTTGATTTGGCGAGGCAGGAGCTAATTTTTTCTAGAGTTCCAAGCAATCATTATTTCAGAACGCGTTTTTTGAAACGAGTCGGGCTACCTGTTGAAACATTTCTTAGGATTTCGTTTGTGCTGTTAGCCGCAGTGGAAAGTCAGGGCAGAATTTTAAGCCGGGACTATCTCTTTGCACTTTGTCCACCATTTGAAGCGTATGACGTTGATGCATATCTTCGAGCAATTTCAATCGATGTAAAGGATTTAAACAAAGCATTGAGGGATGCCGATACTGATGGGCGGAGCCCCGAGGAATTTTTACATCAGACCCCCTTTTTGAGATTTCCTTTAGTCAAGGTCGACGGTAAATATTGGTGCGTGTCTCCTGCCGTTCTGAATCGTTCATTGGGACATTTCGTATTCGATTTTTTGAAAATGGACGATGTTAACGCTTTTAATGGCCCGTTCGGAAAGTCTTTTGAAAAGTATGTAGGGGAGTGGCTAAAAAAAACGAAGCTTCCAATAGCGATAGAGAGCGAGCTAATTAGAGAACTCCCAGGTGATGGAGGGGTAATAGATTTTTTGATTGCGGACGGCGAATCAAATGTTCTTATCGATGCAAAGGGAGTGGAAATGGCTCAGGGGGGGATGGCCGCGATTCGAAAGATGGATATGCGTCGAGCGGTTAAAACGTCTCTGATAAAAGCCTTTGAGCAGGGTCATGAAGTCATTTCGAGATTACCTAAAGTCAGCGTAAAGAACCCGGTTATTTGTCAGCGCGGTAATAACTATCTTTTGGTGGTGACTTATAAGGAGCTATATGTTGGAAATGGGATGGCGTTCGCAAATGTTGTGGGTGCTGCTGAGCTTGATAAAGTTCGGAACGCTTATTCGTCAGATCACCAAATTCCAATAGAGAATATGTACTTTCTGACAATTCATGAATTTGAAGAATTGATGGATCTTGTGAGTGCCGGAAGGGTGGGGCTTGTAGAGTTCTTGGAGCGTGCGAAGCAAATAGATTCTAATCCACGCACTCAGAAATTTAATTTTGAGATGCATATTCAAGAGTTTTCAAAAAAAGGAGGCAGGCCGATCCCGCTATTAGATACTCTCAAGGAAATGCGTGAGGAAATTTCTGGGAAGATTTCTGAGTCAATATAGGTGAGATTTTGGCGAAAATTTTTGTTGTCATTTGTGAACGCACCGGAAAATAAAGGTTTTCCGCGCGGAATAACTCTGGTTTCATAGCAGCGTGAACTGCTGTGAACGCAGCGAGACGCTTTCAAAACCCGGCCATCGAGTCGGGTTTTTTATACCATTTTATAAGCCCCGCCCGCGTGCGGGGCTTTTTCGTTTTCGGTCCCATGCCTGGCTCTTTGCTCTTAGCGGATGACAGTGACATGGAGGCCGGAACCTATTTGAGGACTACAGATGAGCACCGAGCAACAAGCTCTCGCGGATGTGCCCCTTTGGCTTTTGATCCTGCTGAGTATGGCGGGCCTGTCGGGGGAAATGCTGAGGGCGTCAGGAAGCGACCTTGGTCTTCGACAAATCCTGCAACGAGTGGCTTTGCGATTTCTCGCATCTGGTCTGCTGGGTATGGCGACGTTGCTGCTAGCGATGGCGCTCTGGAACAACCTTTACCTGGCTGCTGGATTGGGCATCGTCATTGCGGTGATTGGTGCTGATGTAGCCGGTGGTTTGTACACCCGGTTCAGGCCAAGGTCGGTCAGGTGGTAGCGGTGTACGGCCGCGCCACCCGCGCGGCGGCTGAAGTGCAGGATCGGCTGGGCACGTTGAAGGAACAGGCGGGCAAGGCGGCCACGGCGATCAACAACGTTGCCGGCAAGGTCAGTCCGTCGCTGGCCAACATCGTGCCCACCAGTTCCTTTGCCGTGGAGGCCACGCCGGCGCCGGAAGCGGTGAAGCCGTTCCCGCATCTGATGATCATTCAGCCGCGCGATCCGAAAATTGAGCCGTATTACTTCAACCTGGACACGGCTGCTTTCGACGAGCTGAGCCGGTCGACCGAATTCCGCTGGGCTTCTCAGGAGCGGCTGACGCGCCGCCCGGCGAAGCAGGCCATCGGTATGGGCGATGAAAAGTTGACGCTCAAGGGCACGATCTATCCGGGCTTCAAAGGCGGTTTAAAGCAGCTCGACACGCTGCGCTCCATCGGGGCCAGGCTGCAACCGCTGACCCTGACCACGGGCTATGGCGAGGTGATCGGGACGTGGTGCCTGAAAAACATCAACGAGGAACAGTCCGCGCTGCTGCACGGCGGGATTGCTCGCAAACAGGGCTTCACTCTGGAGTTTGAGCGCTATGGCGACGACATGCAGGACGTCTGACGGCGACATGCTCGATGTCATTTGCAACAACGTTTACGGCCATCTGAATGGCAGCGTCGAGGCCGTGCTTGATGCCAATCAGGGACTGGCCGATGAGCCTCAGCCGTTCCGGTTGGGCGTGATCATCGTCCTGCCGGATCTGCCCAGTCCGACCAATGAAGGCGTCAGCTTGTGGGATTGACCTGGGGCGATGCCTTCACCGGCACCGCGTCGCGTTACGCGTAACGACACCTTGTTTTTCTGGCCCGCCTTGTGCGGGTTTTTTATTGGAAAAAAACCATGACTCCGATGTTTCGAATCGTCGCTGATGGGGCTGATGTCACGGCCAAGATCAATGATCGGCTGTTGTTGCTGCGTACCTCTGACAAGCCGGGCATGGAGTCCGACGAGTTTGAGTTGCGTATCGACGACCGTGACGGGCAAGTGCAATTGCCACGGCGTGGCAGCTCAATCGAGATCTACCTGGGGTATGCCGAAACGAGCTTGGCGCGTATGGGCAGTTACACCGTCGACACGGTCGAGGTATCAGGCCCGCCGGACACGATCGTGATCAAGGGTAAGGCCAGCGACATGCGTGGCAGTGGCAAAACCATCCGTAGCGGAAGCTGGGAAGGCGTGCCGTTGTCGAAGATCGTGGCTGACGTGGCCGCGCGCAATGGCTGGACGCCGGTGTGTCCGGTGTCGACCAAGGTCGCCCGGGTCGACCAGCTCAACGAGTCCGATTTTAATTTCATCACCCGTCTGGCAAAGCAATACGACTGCACGGCCAAGGTCGCCGACGGCAAGCTGTTGGTGATGCCGCGCCAAGGTGGCCAGACGGCCAGCGGCAAAGCATTTGGCGCTATCACGCTGACCCGCAGTGACCTTAGCCGCTGGCAATTCAGTCTCGGTGATCGCAACTCGCACAAGGCGGTGGCCACCAAGCATCAGGACAAAAAGAACGGCAAGCTTGCGGTGGTTACCATCGACAACGATGACGCTCCGGACGGATTGCCGGCAGTGCATACCGACCGCCATATCTACCCAGACAAGGGCGCTGCTGAAGCGGCGGCAAAGGCACGTTTGTCGGCGTTCAACCGCTCGACCGCCGATGTGCGGCTTGAAATGCCCGGCCGGACGGACATCTTTGCCGAGCGTCCCATCATCGCTCAGGGTTTCAAGGTCGGGCTTGATGGCGAATACTTGGCGGATTCGGTCGAGCAGGTGTTCACCCAGTCCGGTTGGTCGACCACGGTCGAATGCAACGCGGGCAAAGCCGGTAAATCCAAGGGCAAGAAAAAGAAAGGGCCGAAACCACCCCTCAAGGTGGTGAACATCGAGAAACAGTAACCCCATCCCATCGCCGCCTGAGTGCGGTTTTTTTATGTCTGGAGTTTGTAATGTCCATCACTGAACAACAACTGCAAAGCATCATGCCCAACGCCCGCCGCCAAGCGGGCGTTTTTGTATCCGCCCTCAACGCAGCCATGGCTCATCGGCAGATCAACACGCCGAAACGCCAAGCCGCGTTTCTGGCGCAAGTTGGTCACGAGTCGGGTCAGCTGCAGTACGTCCGGGAACTGGGCGGCGATCAGTACCTGAGCAAATACGACACCGGCAACCTGGCTGCAAAACTGGGCAATACACCGGCAGCGGATGGTGATGGCCAGCGCTATCGCGGTCGCGGCCTGATCCAGGTCACCGGCCACGATAATTACCTGCGCTGCAGCTTGGCGCTGTTTGGTGACGAGCGATTGCTGCGCACGCCTGAACTGCTGGAGCTGCCGCAGTGGGCCGCCGAGTCGGCCGCATGGTTCTGGTCAGTGAATGGGCTGAACGCGCTGGCTGATCAAGACGAATTCAACACGATCACCCGCAGGATCAACGGCGGCCTCAATGGCCTGCAGGATCGGCTGGAGTTGTGGGGGCGGGCGAGGGCG